TCCCAATACAGCCGCGAGCGCTTCCTCGCGAGCAATATTCTCTTGAGCCTGCTTGATACGTTTCTGGAAATCTTCAATCTTCTCGGCTCGCTTTTCATCAAGCTCTGTGCGAAGTTTTTCTTGCGCTTTGATACCTTCCTGCGTGTAGAGGATGTCTTGCTCATTGAGTTTATACTCCTCGCGATTAGTTGCTACGCGATCTTTGAGAAGAAGTGCCATCGAGGAAAAGACGCGGATATCTAACAGATCCTCGATGACTTCACGACGAACGTTCGTAGTCAGTTGCATGAACGGAACGAACGACGACGAGCCAAGAATCACAATCTGTGTGAATGACTTCATACTTAACTTGAGAATATGTTTCTCAAGCATTTCCTGATAGTCACGCGCAGCTGCGTCTTGGTCAATCAGTACCCCATCTTCTATAATCTCAAATATATTTGGTTTGATTCCACGTCTAATGAGATACTGATGATCATGTGTGGAAAACTCAATCTCAACGAGCACATCACGCCCGTTGACTGAGTTGATAAGTTGATCTTTCTTTACCTTACGAAACGGCTTACCATATAAACCAAAGCAAAGCGCATCAAGCATCGTCGACTTACCGGCTCCGTTCTCACCTACGATAAGAGTAGAGTCGTTTTCGTTTAGCTTGATTTCAGTAAAGGCGTTACCAGTAGAAAGAAAGTTTTTCCAACGAACTTTGGTAAAATGAATCATTCTGTTTCCATTTGAAGAGCTTCATGATATAGTGAACGCATCAATTTGTCAAGCTCTTTGTTATCAACATTGGACTCAATCGTATCAATATACTTAGAAAGGATAGTGAGAGTATCTTCGGCTTCGTTGAGCAAATCCTGTTCGTCGATAGCATCCATGTTACGATGATCTTCAACGATCACAACTTCGATTGGACCTGCCTCATATAATTTAGTCGTGAACAGGTCGAAGTTCATGGGATTGTCTTTGTTCTGCACGATCAGCTTCACATAACATCCGCCATACTTTTTCCAATCTCGATCTAGCAGATCTTCGGTACTCATTCCCTTATCGTTGTACCATAGCTTGCGGAACATCTTGTAAGGATTTTCTACAAATTCCAGTTCACGAGTTTCAGTATCCAAGATATGGAATCCCTTAGGGTCATCGTAGTCGCTCCAAGTAAATTCAGCATGGCTACCAAGATAATGAATGTTACCAGCAGTGGAACGGTGATGATAGTGACCAGAGCATACCAAATCAAACCGATCAAAAAGAACGCGGTCATCACCATGACTGACCGGAGAACCTCGATACATCTCAAAGCCCGCGAGCTCCAAGTGTCCCAAAGCGATTTGAGCATTCGTTTCACCAATGAGTTTGAGGGTGGCTTCGCGGTTGTCCTCACAAATCCACGGTATGAAAAGTATGGGAACACCGTCGAATGTTACTTCTGTTGCTGATTCATAGATACGAAAGTCGTTCCCATAGATTTCTCGAATGGAGTTGACTGAATTCGTATTCTTGAAATAGGTGTCGTGGTTTCCGATGATGAGATAGGGACGGATCTCTCTTCTATGGAGAGGTGATATAAAATCGTCGCGCAGACGTTTAGCTGTGTTGATGTTGAGATATTTGCGACGATCAACCAGATCACCGAGATGGATAACAGTATCAATGCTATGAGCGTCGAGATACGGAAAGAAAATGTCATCGAGAAACTTCTTGTTGTTGTCAAGGAAAGCGAGCTGGTCGTTACGAACGCCCCAGTGCGTATCCGTAATCAGAGCGATCTTCATGCTGTAGCTTTCTTGCTCCCACGTTTGATACCCTTACTGTTTTCAAAGTCAGCCATGAACTTTTCCATCTGTTCCTTAGACCACTCACCATACTTGATGTCAGTATCATAGTTGTTGCTACGATCACCTTCCTGCGACTCAGAAGTTTCACCCATGATATTAGCATACTCGATAGCAGCATACTTGGTATACAGATGTTTCTTTTCCTTTTGAATACGTCGAATGAAAGCGAAGTAGATGATCTGTGTGAAGTATGCGAAAGGATTCTGCGACTTGGCTGGATCAAAGTTATTGATGTAGAGCAAACAGTTCTCAATACCATCTGAGATCATCTCTTCGCGGAACGTATAGTTAGCAAAGTTCGGACGATACGCAAGGTGAGTTGCGATCTTCATGATACACTCACCGATATATGATGGGATACGTGGAGTTTGCTTTCCAGTGGCTTTAGCTTCATCAACACCAGCTTTGAACTCAACCATTGCAGCATAGAGTTCTTTGTTGTTGACATAATGTGTCTTGGGCTTTTTCATTAGTGAATAGATCCTGAATTATTTGCCACGTTGAACATAGACAACAAGTTTCTAGTCATCTGTTTTTGGCGTTCTTCTATCTTAGCTCGAGCTTCTCTGTTCTGATCTAAGATCGTATTGAGATACTTTTGAGCTATCATATCATCAACTATCATATATGTCAAGATGTTATTCTTAGCAATACGAACTTTTTCTTCCATCAGACTCTCGAACGGAATCCAGCGCATGATAGAAGTCGTAACAGTCATTGTAGCAACAGATGGCATAAGTTCGACACGATATGGCTGTGTTACCCAAAGGCATTCTTCATCGTCGCCGATGAGTTGGACGAGCAAGTCGTCACCGTTATTCATCTTCACAAAATAAACTTCGCCCTGTTCCATTATCGCTCCTGAGCTTAATGTTGTGTAGTTCGTAAGGGAATCCTTCGGAACTATACATCTTAACACGTTCTATCAGATGATTCAGTGTGTAGTTCTTTTTCTTATTGTGCGTCAGATCATCAGCAATGTCGAACAGCGTCATACTATCTTTGGTATCTGAGATACGAAGCCCGCGCCCAATAGATTGTAGTGTTCTGATGCGACTCTTGGTTGGGCTTGCAAAGATTACGTTATGAAGGTTCTTGATATTTATGCCTGTTGAGAATGTTCCGTAAGAAGCAACGATGATCGCGTCGTTTTCTTTCTCAACGATACCACGGATAGCTTCACGTTCTTCACCATCGACTCCACCATGCACGAAGAACACTTTGCGTTCGCCAGCTTTATCGCGAATCATGTCATGGAGAACTTCGCCGTGCTTCTCGACGTAAGCATACAGGATTAGTGTATTCCCCCTGAGAGATACAGCAAGATTACGAATGAATTGATTGCGAGGTTTATAAGAAATAATGTGCTCGACTTCATCTTGGTAGGTTCCACCAACCAGTTTCTTACGTTCTTCTGTAGGATGACTGAGGACGAGAACTTTGACTTTGATTGCTGCAAGTTTACCACTGTCGATCAGCTCCTTCGTGTCGATGATCTTATGTGTAGGACCAAACAAACCCGTAAGCACTAACTCATTCACTTGAGAACCGTCTAGTGTTCCAGTCATACCAAAACGATACTTGACGTCTGTAGCATTAGTCATAATCTTAGTGAGTGACTGCGCTTTGAACAAATGCGCTTCGTCACCGATGATCACATCAAAGTGTTCGAAATACGATTTAGGAAGTTCGTGAACCGATTGCCATGTTGATATTGTAACTGGCTTTGAAGAGAGCTTGTCTTGTCCTCCAAAGACCAAATGAACTCCATTGTCAACATCAAACCCGTAGTCAGCAAAATCAGAACGGAGCTGATGCACCAGAGAAATAGTCGGCACAAGAATAAGAGTGCGACTTTGAAAGTTATCATGATAAAACCTCGTAATAAGATAAGCAATTAGGGATTTACCAGAAGCCGTAGGACTGACAAGAATACCTCGATTAGACCTAACAGCAAGAGCAAAAGCGCGTAGTTGATGCTCATGAGGATCAAAAGGTAAACCGATTGATTCAGAAAATTCTTTAGCTTCGACAAGTGAGAACTCCTCTGTCATCGTTAGTTCTGGATCAATATCTAATGTGTATCCACGTTCTTCACAGAAGTTAGATACTTCCTGAACAAGACCAGCATAGATCGACATATTGCGTGAGTTCAGCAAACGGATCTTTCCGTCCCACACGCGAGCTTTATACTTTGGTGAGAACTTAGCACCAGGAACTTCAAACGTCAAATGATCTGACAGCTCGCGCGCGATACCCATGTCTCCTTCGACACGCATCCATGCTTCATTGACTTTGACGAGCTTAAGATCAGAATCCATTGGTAAACTTTCTCCACTCAATGGCTGACTTGATATCATAACCACGCTTATGAATACATTTCATGATCTCAACGATCACTTCTACCTTTTCTTCAAGCAGAGCTATACGTTCATCCATACGAACTAGATCGCCGTCGGCGTCGATGTATCCCTGCACTTCGTTCTTAAGAACTTTGTTGAGGAAGGGAGCACGCCCAATACGTTCTAGATCTTCTGGATTGTTGAGATTGCCAAGATAGTAATCGCGGAGTGTGCTGTAGTGTGACTTCTTTTTAATCATAGCCGAACGCAACTGACTGCGCGTTTCACTCAGCAGGCGATTATACTTGGCGTGGAGGGATGAGATGTTGAGGGATTCTTTGTCCAAGTTGAGGTCGTCATACTTGGCGTCTTTATCCCACATTTCGTAGATTTCATCGAGCTTCATGTTGATATAGTACCATAATATGAACTGACTGTCAAGATCATAATTAAGTCTTGACGAACGTAATGTTACGCGATATAATACTGAGTGTTACGAAGGGTTAATCATTCTTCGAGCTGATACTTACGATAACGGAACGTAACAGTGGCTTCCATATACTCAATCGTAGTATTGGTAGAAACGAACGCCAACTCCGTAAGTCCAATAGGAAAGCAATCATAGAAAAAGATATTCTTGTTCACGTTCTTGGCTGCGGTTAGAACAGAAAGCACGGCGTCTGACATATACGTTGTATAGTAACCAACAGAACGAGTACCAGCCATTTGATAGTTGTTAATGTCTTTCGACAGAGCACGAGTTTGACCAAGATTGTCTGGATGTCCAAGCGCCTCAATCCACTTCTGAATCTCGAAATAGTTCTTTAGATCTTCATCGACTTTGAATGTGATGACTAATGGCTCGTATGTGATACGATCGCCAGGGCGTGGAAGAGAAGCAAATGGAGTTGGGGTTTCTGCTACGCCAATTGATACTGCAGGAATAGCAACGCCCTGACAGAAATAGTTTACGCCTGGAAGACGCTTGATTGAGAATCGAAAGCCGTTTTGACCAAGAAAGTTAATGTTAGATGGCTGTGAGTCGATTGCTGACATTAGAAGTTCTTTCTTTTGTTAAGCGAAGCGACAAGTTTCATCTTGTAGATTTCTTTTCCAGCCTTGTCAGTTTTCAAGAATCCTGCGATAGCTTCTTTTTCGCTTACATGTGTTTCTTCTGGATCACGCGGATCTAGATTTATAGCTTTACCACGATACCATCCGTAGATAGATACACCACGTTCTTTAGCAAGATTTTGCCAAATCTTTTGTCCACCTGGAGAATGACTTTTTCCGACAAGAGCTACTGCGTGACCAGACTCTAGAATCTTGCGATATACAACATGTGCTTTAGGACCACGTCCTGTAGAATCTGCTGTGTCGATGGTATAGACTTTTTTAGGATTGAGCATACCTGTAACAGTAAGTTGCACGATTCCAGTATCTCTATCTATGGCATAGTAGAGATCAAATGCTTCAATCTTGCGGTGATAAAGATCTGTGCTAGAATCAATTCTGATGAGTTTCTTACCAGCTTTTTTAAGATCTAGTTTGTGACCAGTTTCATAAGAAAACTTCTGCCCTCTCCTAATTGATGTTAGGAGTGGAGCTTCGCTTAAGAACTGTGTGAATGATTTCATATGACTATTTATATGAAAAAAGGGGGACCCGAAGATCCCCCAGTTTGCGGTTTGAACCCGTCTTATTATCCCCTCCCACATGGAGGGTTGAACTTACATCAGGTTTGAAACCTTGACGAAGCGGTAGTAGACGTTGTAACCCTTGGTGTTTGGTGCACCAATAGCGCCGTCGGCTGAAGAAGTTGCGAATGGGTTTGCAACCATTCCGTAACGTGTCTTGAAGCCGATCTTAGGCTGGAACGAATCCTGACCGATAGCGCGAACCATCTGGAGAGGAACGTATGGGCAGTAGAACAGACCGGCGTCGAATGCAGAAGCACCCTTATAGCCAAGTGTGAAATACTGCTGACCAGCTGACGAAGCGAAGTAAGGATCGATATAAACCTTAATACGTCCGTTCAGAACACCAGCGAAAGTGTTACCTGTGTCGTCTACGTTGAGATTGTTAGCAAGAGCTGGAGTGTAGTCCAGAACGCCAGCCATCTGAAGAGCTGAAGCAACGTCGGATCCGCAGATCAGAACGTTACCCTTACC